TTGCGGCGCTAATTGCCGTGCCATTTCCCTTTAGTACCCCGGTAATGGTTGTGCTTATTGTAATCGCCGGTGTGGTTGTTGCAGTGGCTACCGTGCCAGCAAACCCATTCGCTGTCGTGACAGACACGCTTTGTACTGTGCCTGGAACTGCCGCCGTTGAGGCTATCAGCGTAACTACACCGGAACTATTTTTAAAGTACAGCTTACCGTCGTTGGTGTTAATTGCCAATTCACCAGCCGCTAAATTGGCGGCCAGTGGCACCGCCAAAGCAGTTGAGGTGCTGTATAATCTGATCGGTGTAAATCCGGAGGCTGCCATATTTATTCCTTGTAGAATGACATATTCTTAATTAATCGTTCGTTGGTCGGGTCAAGCTCTATTGCCAGTTCCCCGTACTTAATTGAATCTTCTTTAAAGCCAAGACGGTGGGCTGCAATTGCAGCAAAGTCATATATTAATGGACCCCACGCCTCTGGGTTAGACGCGTGCTGCGCCGCATTTGTGGTAATCTCTATGCCGTTCTTTGCCGCCGCGTAAGACTCCGCCCAAATTTGTTTTTGGTAGCAGGCCTGCGCTAGGTGGTACCAGTTCTCTCTTAGCCGTGGCTCCTCCGCGCACGCGAGCCTGAACCAGTATAAATAATCTTGGCCTAGTTTGTAGTACGCGTCGCCAATCATGCGCATCACGTGACTTCTTTCTAGTGACCACGTTGCGGTTGGTAGGGCAAGGTAACGTTTTAATTCGTCGATTGCCTTTTGCCAATTTGCGCGGTATGTGTGCTCGCGGCCTAAATAATACGAACTGCGGTGGCAGCTTGGGTCTTCTTTGATTGCCATCTCCAGCAGGTCTATGTACGACCCACGAGATTTTGTGTTGTCCGGCAGGTGCTTCATTAAGATGTGTGGTGTGTGGCCACAGTCATCTTTACTACGAATATCTGGAGTTATGTACTCGTGGCACGGATACTTCCAATAGTACCCATTTCGGTTGTGCACCCTGGATGGGTAAAAGAACTGGTGTTTACCAAAGTCAAACCCAATGTTTAGCCGGGTTATCCCTTCACTCCAGGCCTGCTCAATTGTATCGCGCCAGCCTGGTAGTAAGATCTCGTCCAGATCCATTGAGACGCAGACGTCAATGTCGGCGGGCACTAAGGCCAACGCGGCGTTTCTTGCCACGTCAAATCGCCAGGGGATAATGCAGATTTGGTGCACCGTTGCGCCACATTCTTTGGCTACTTGGACGGTGTTATCCGTTGATCCTGTGTCCGATATGATGATGGCGTCTGCCAACGCGGCGGACTCACAGAATCGTTTTACGTGTGCCTCTTCATTTTTTGCAATAGCATATACGGCTATTTTCATAGTAATTCCAAATTATTTTATTACTTATACTAATGCAAAAAACTAAGGGTTTTGGCCCTTAATTTTCTGGTTGGGTTGGAAACACAACTGACCAGGGGAAACCAGCCTGCGCCGGCACATCTCGTAGCGCCTGGCAGTAATCTTTCCACGCCTGTGAGGGGGTCATGTCACTTCTAAACCGCCAATCGGTTTGGGCTAGTTTAGCGGCACGGGTTCTGCGTACAAATTGTGCCTGGTTCGTGGTTTGTTCGTCTTGCTCTGCTTGGGTTAGAGTTTGAATTGACCAGCCCAGGGTCCAGACACCGTTAATTAAAGTAGGCGCGGCGTCTCGAATAATTTTTTGGGTTGGTTCATTAAATGTAGGGGGCTCTAGCTGTGTCACACGCACTAACTCATTACCGTCCAAGTTGTCATTTGTGCCGGCGTACATTGTAAGTAGATTGGTTTGATCAAACTTAGTGTAAGGATTTTTTTGAGTTAAGGTGTCGTAGTCGTAAGGAAATGTAACTACTGCCCCATTTTTTATTTCTGCGAACATACTTTTTTTCCGATAGTAATTGTTGAGGTTTCTTTGTCCACTGTGACAACACCTTCACAGCACATACTAAAATCTTCGCCTGTCTTTGTGCCCCACGACGGGACGTCAATGCGAACGTTTTTAACCACGTACTCCTTGTTGTCGTCAAACACCCGCCAGACGTGGTCCATTGACCCCCGCCCGGGCTGACCACGAGTTTTGTTGTAGCGCACGTAAATCATACAATTTCTACTTCAGGCGCTTGTGTGTCTTCGACGTACACATTAAAGTGAATAAACTGAAAGGGTTCATCCGACTCGTGCCTAGTAAATCCGTGCGGTAGCCAAGAGTTAAACAACATTAAGTCGCCGGCCTTGACGCTAAACATAATTTGATCAGACGCAAAGGTTACCTCGTCTGGGTTAGACTGCCGCATTGAAATTTGTTTTTTACCAGGTCTTGGATCAAACATAATTGGCACGCTGCCATTCTCTGGCACACTAACAAAATAAAACCCCGTGATCTGCGCGCCGTTGCTGTGTATGTGTTCTACGTGCTGCCCGTAACGTAAAAACTCTTGGCCCCACATCTCGGCGACCCGGGTCTGTTTATTGTCCATGCTGTAGCCTTGCTCCGACAACATATCAAAGCTATTTGTTGCAATTGAAGTAAACAAGCCGTCTAACCTGTCGTCAAACATTGACTCGCTTTGGCAGACATTCCACTGATTTGGTTTTACTTGGGCTATATATTCAGGCAGCACCACCTTGGTGATTTCTAAATGTTCTGGTTGGGAAACCTTTAAAACAGCCGACGGAAAAAGTAACTCAACCACTGATAAGCATCCTGTTATTAGTTAACAAGCCCATCTTGTCTTTATTTACACCAATTTTATTTATGGTTTCTGTAATAAACGGGACAAGGTTAGACTCAAAGTCTGGGTGATTTCGCATGGCGTTGAGGTGATCTTCGGGAATAGTGCCGACACTTAACAAATAGTTTTCTGTGCGACGCTTAAACTCTAGCATCCACTCTTCTCGTTGCGCCGCCTGCGCCGCCTCTAAAATAGGCAGGTCGGCGTATTTTCTTTGTGGCTCTAGCTCCGCCATGATAGACGTAATAGTTGCAAGCTCTTGCTTGGCGCCAAGAATTGCCATTTCTAACATGCCCTCGACGCTTTGCCATTCAATTAGGTCTGCCTGGGCGTTGAGTTGTTTGACCGAATCCTGGGATTCCAGGGCCTGCTCAATTTCTATGAGCTTGGCCTGGCGTCTCAGTAGTTTGGCTTTGGTGCTGTCCAATTTAATCTGTACGTCTAGTTTTTGCTCGTACATTACACACCAAGCAATGTCTGCTGTGTGGCAATTGTTTGCTATAAAGTAGCGCAGTTGAAAATCCGAATTGTTGCGGTGTGGTGATGAGTGCATATCGTGTATTTATACCAGTTGTCCAGGACGCAAAATAAAATCTCCGGCTAGGTGTTCACGCAGGTAGCCCAAGACGCACCGGCGCCGGGACCGCAAGTGCTACTACTGGCTGAGGCCACACCAGTGGCGGTAGATGTGCAACAGGCGTAAGTATATTTGTTACGCAAAGCCGTACCTAGTTGACAAGCACATCCTTTAAGTCCTAGTGCAAATATTCCACGTGTGCTGTTGCCAGTCGCAGAGCCATAATGGGAGGCTTGACTTGCTGCGCCCACACCAGTGGCGGTAGATGTGCATGTGGCGTAAGTGTATTTGTTACGAGTGCTGTTAAAATAGGGGGTGGGATAGCCACCACTGTTCAGGACTCCTACTGTAAATATTCCACGTGTGCTGTTGCCCGTTGCCGAACCTCTACCAGTGGTAGCAACACTTGCCACACCAACGCCACTGGCGGTAGATGTGTCTGTGGCGTAAGTGTATTTTTCACGAGTGGTGGTTGGAGCAAAACAAGAGCACGCTATTGCAAATATTCCACGTGTGCTGTTGCCCGCGGCACCTGGACTATTTGCGGATTTTACACATGAACTGGTCGCGCTGGCGGATGTGCATGTAGCGTAAGTATATTTATTTCGTACCGTTGTACCTCCACCAGGGACACTACCTAAAGCAAATATTCCACGTGTGCTGTTGCCCGCGGCAGCACCTAGTTGGTTAGTTCCACTTGCTGCGCCCACACCACAGGCGGTAGATGTGCATGTGGCGTAAGTGTATTTGTTACGAGTAGTTAAATTGCTTCCTACAGCAAATATTCCACGTGTGCTGTTGCCTGCAGCTGATTGACCGTAACCTCCTGCACTGGCTGAGGCCACACCACTGGCGGTAGATGTGCATGTCGCGTAAGTGTATTTGTTACGAATTGTGGAAAGACCTAAACCAAATATGCCCACAGTGCCGTCGCCGCCGCCGCCGCCGGCTTGGGTGGCGGAAAATCCAAATCCCCTGGCCGATCCGGCTCCTCTTGTTTGTAGTAGTGGCATAGTTGTCTCTTAGAACTTGGTCTGTGACGCAAGCACCGTAAATGCTGCGCTGCCGGTTTTAA